TCAGTTAATTCAAAAATAGGGTCAGTAATGTAATTAGATCTATTTTTTACTTCCCACCTACAATTATCAACTTCAAATATAGAGTCTGTAATTGGGTTTGTTGGCACATTTGCGCCATCTCCTGAAAAGAAAGACGTAGATGTTGCATTGGCTTCTAAATACGCGGCATCAAAATAAAATACATCCCCTATTGCAGCTGTTTCTGTGTAAAAAGATACTTTTATTAACGGATTTCCTGCATCTAAAGAATTTGCTGGGGCAACGCTAACAACGCTTAATTTTTGTGCTGTGCTTGTTATTAATACCGGAGTGGACTCTACATAATATGGGGTAGTTGGATAGTACTTTCCATTTTCATCTACTAAAACCCTAGTTTGATCTTCTGCGGATTGTTGAGTTGAGTACTCAATACGTAAGCGGCCTAATCTTGCTGAACCGCTAACATATATACTAAAAGCATAGTTTTCTCCGGGTTCTACAGAAATCCAATCAGAAACAAAAGCAACTCGCGCTGCAGATGTAGCAGTAATTTTTGCAACTGCTGTGCCAAACACAACTGATGCGGTTGGAGCAGACAAATCCTGTACTAAAGTAGCGTTTAGAGTTTGCCACCCACCAACTCCGTGTTCAAAAATAGGGTTAGGGATACTGTTTACTTTATCGCCCTCTAAGCTAACAGTAACTTTTCGTGCGTCTTCATACTCAAGAACTTTGCTGCTTTCACAGAACATTAAGTTATCTAATAAGTATTTATTTGTGTTTGCTGTTGGAGTAATTGTTACGGTAACTCCTGCATATATAGCATTGCTAGGAGCTGTGCTCCATTTAAAGCAGAATCAGATTTAGAAAAAAATTGAGCCCAAGAAGTAGTTGTTACTAAAGCAGTGCTAGAAGTAGTTGTAGAAATTAACACACCTAAAGAGTTATACCAACTAATTGTGCACACTAAAGACCCAGAAGCGTTTAAATGTTTTACTTGACCAGTAAATATATACCTAGTTCCAGCATTTACTGGAATTCCATATTTAATTTTACTTGCTGCAGTTCCAGGCAAAGACAAAACAATAGGGGCTGTTCCTGTTGCAGTTACAAGTCCAAAACCTAATCTTCTTGGTGGAAAAATTACGTCGTAAAATCCAGCGGTTGGGTAAGTTTGTGTTGGGGTATAGGTAGCATATGCTTCAGCAGATAAAGTTGCGCCAGTTACCGCCCAATTGCCTATACTGCCTTCAAATGAAGAATCTCTATAATCTAACATAATGTTGTGGCCAACGGACACTGTAGTAGGCCAGTGTGTTAACGCAGTAGAGTAAATTTTTACGCCTAAAGAAGTTCCTTTTAAGCTGTTTATTAAAGCACCTGATCTAAATAGAGATCTATGAGAAAAATCTCCAAGCGTAGGTTCATAATCAAAACCTAAGTCTTGTACTTTATTTTTTAACAAAGATACCGGAATTTTTTTATATGTTGAAGTAAGATTTAATAAATCAGCTTCTGTTCTAAGCCTATCGTACATAAAAGCATATGCAGAAAGAACTTTAATAAAGTCATCATTTTCTACTTCTCCTGTAGCATCTCCTATGTACCCATTAGAGTTTAACCAAGCTCTAGGAAACCATTGAGTAAGTTTAGGTAAAGTATCAGTTTCTACTACAGCCACTGTTGAAGCAGACCCACAAAAAATCCAAGTAATTCCATTAAATACCCAAAAAGAGTAATTAATTTCTTGACCCATTGGGTATTCTGTTTCGTCTACATACGCTAAACGATAGCTAGAGATTACGTCACCGTCTACTAAAATGCCATCTTCAGAGTTAATTGGTGAGCCAGAAAAAGATTTAACAAGTTTCCAATGGGTTATTGTAGGGTCTGCGGGGTCAATAATTACAGAGCCCCACTCAAGTTTAATTGCTGCATAGTCATAAGACCACGCAGTAATTCCTACGTTGTAATAAACGCGGTTATTTTCAATTTCACCGTATTTAATAACTCCGTATTGAGAAAACGAATATTTACCCATTTAAATAATTACATCCCGGCTAGTAAGAACGGATCAAATCTTATTGCTTCTGCAGTGTTTAGGGCAGAGTTGGCTGTGTTAGAAAGTGTAGTGTGGTCTGAGCTACCAACATATAGAACGTTTGCAGTTCCTACTTTAGGTATGCCAGAAACGTTTAGGTTAAACCCAAGGACATTTCCTGCAGTGTATGACTCAAGAATATTTGTAGATCCGCCTACAGGCTTTATAGTTAACCCTACAACTCCAGCAGCTGGTTGAACAGAGTCTCCAGATTTTTTAAAGTATGGGCTATCAGCTACGCCGTTTACTAGTCCGGCTTCAATATTGTTAAGGCGCTCGTCTACAGAGTTCCAACTAGCGGTATTAGCAAAAACCCCAGAATATGAAGAGGTTAGGATGTTAGTACTAGGGTTGCCAGTAATTGCTATAGAAATAGCTCTAACTTCGTCTTGTAAGGCGTTAACGTGGTCAGCAAGGACAGTGTTTACTAAGTCTACTTTGTTAGAAAAAGACTTAATACTTTGGGGGAATGCTGCGGCCATTATATTACCTACCTATTCTTTGTATGTGTTTGAACATCATGATAAACCACCATTAACGGTTATTAATAACGCTTCTGGTAGTAAATACGGAAGTTGCCCATCAGTTAAGACTAGTGTACCGACACTGCTGGTGTTATCCGTGTTTAACTTAGTAAGAGTTACAGATTCTACGCCTTGAATTCCATAGGTTTTTGAAATAAGAGCAGATTGAGAAATAGTCCTACCAAAGCCGTTATTTTCAAAAGAAAATAAACCTCCGGTATTAAGAAATGCTTTTGCAATGTTTAGCTTTACTGTGTTTTTTCTGTACGCAGCCCCAATATTTACAGTCATAGATACGTATACAGGCACGTATGTAGGGGGCTGTACGGTTACGGTAGTTCCAACAGGAATTTTATCTGCTAAGTAGGCAGATAGGTCGGCACTTAGAGTGTTCCAGTTACTAGTAGTGGTTACTGGATCTCCGGTAAGTCCTGGAGTAATAGAGCCGTCGTCCTGTGTTTGCGCATATAAAGTTATAGAGCTGTATACGCCTCCCGTAGCTTTTGCTCGCCCAATTCTAGGCACTTGACTAGCTAAATACTCGTAATCAGCTAAAGTAACTGCACGACGCCTAGATGAAATTGCAGCTTTAATTTTTGCTTTTAACTGATCTGTTCCATCTGCATTTGCGCCACCTAATGCTGCTGTAGCATTGGTAGCAGTTACATATGATATTGCTTCAGGATCAATATTACCAGGAATAAAAGTTACTTCACTTACCGCTCCAGCGGTAACGTTTCCAGATAATCCTGTACTTACTTTGTACAAGGAGCTAATTAACTGACCTGTAGGGGGTATAGCCCCATTTATGCCGTCACCAAAAATTACGGTTAATGTGCCGTCTGAATTTTGACGTGTAGTAAACACTAGGCTAGTACTACTATGTTCTGCAAGAGTTTCTACATAAGACCAAGGAGCAAAAGCTGATCCTTGACCTACATAAATAAACAATGAGGAGTCTACAAGTCCAGTGTCAATAATTGTAATTTCTTGGTTTGCTGACCCATCAGAAGTGCCTAAGCTTGCAGGCAATGGTCGGTTATTTGCTGGGTTAATAAGGTCAGGACGATCAGTATTTACTGTCTTTCCTTCTCTACAGGTGACTGTTATAGTAGCTCCAGCAGCTAAAGCAATGACTGCGGTAGTTGTTTCAAAATAAATTTCAGTGTAAGGGCCGTAAAGTAATGGGGCCATAACTTGAGTACCAATAGGTAGATCTATGTTTACGTCGCTAATATTAGTAAAGGTTACCGAAACAACTGCGGGAGTAGGACCAGAAGGTTTGTATCCGTACAACTCAGCAAAATTTAATAGGGTTTCTCTTTTTATTGCCGTCTCTACAGAGGTCTCATTAGCTACGCGGTCTAAGTAGTACGACATGATGTCGCCCATATACGCAAAAGACTCTACTAGTATTGAGCCTAAATCTGAGGGGTCAGAAGGTTCCCAGGAAGAAGAGGTTCTAGATTTAATTAAAGATATTAAATCTTCTTTTAAAGCTGAGAAGTCTCTTGACGTGTAGTCAATTTGAATTTCATTGGCCATTTTTAGCTCGCAATCGTTATTGTGCCATCAAGACTGAATATTGCTTTACTTACATTTAAAGTTTTAATAGTGCTATCCGGAAGAAGAATGGTTAGATTTACTACAATCTGTCCTTCAGAATCTACATTGGTAATTTCTATTTCTTTAATTACTATTTCTGGAAGCCAGTTAGCAATAGCGCTACGAATAGCTTGGTCTATTCCTAAAGCAGTATTGTTTTCGTTTTCAAATAAATACCGCATTATGTCGGTTCCATACTCCGTTAATATAGGTCGTTGCCCTATATTTGTAGATAAAAGGGTCAATACCCTGTCAGTCCAAATTTTACTAGGAAGGTCTGTAGTTTCTAGTACTCCAAAAGGATCCAACGTAAACGGAAAAGAAATAGCTGAACTCATTGCACTCCAATCCATACTGGAAACTCGGGGT